AAGAATATTGTGACCAATAATATAGTCAGAAGAGTCAAGCCAATCCCTAATAGTGCCAAACACATCGTCAAATTTCTTGCCAGTTGTTTCGACGAGTTGTTCTGGGTATCTTGTGATTCGTTTTGCATCTTCAGATATTTTAAGATTAGTATCCCACTTAATCAAGAAATCTCGCTCGTCAATCTTCTTGCCACCTACAGTATCAAGCATTGCAACCTGCCAAGGAAGATTTTGGCAAAAATTGAGACAAAGATTTAGCGTTTCGCAGTCGATGAAAACAAGGCGTTTAGACTTGTCAAATCTCAGTAGTTCATTTTCCATATTTTTCCTTGAATGATTCGGCGCAGAATTCGTTTGAAGAGCAGTGTTCCAGATTAGGCTTGTTCAGAGTGGTTCGCTCAGAAATGCACCTGAAAGTTAGATAAGCCAAAAAGTCTTCTTTGTTCTCATAATAAACAGATTGAGCTTTAACCGCTAGAAGCTTATCTGTTGTAATTTCTTCTACTTTAGACTTTAGAATACCATCGAATGGCAAATTATTATCTTCTATAAAATAGACAGGCTTGCAAAAGCTGAAATCAGGAATACAAATGCTGTAAGTCAAATTATTCTTGAAGACATAAGAGTCATAAAATGGAATGCCCAAGCAAAGATTATTTTCATCCCATAACTCTTTAAGAGTCTTGCAGTCTATTCTTGGATAATAATAAAATCCTCTGGTGCTTGCACTAGTTGAAATTTTAATTAGATTTTGATAGCCTTCAGAATTCCTAGTGAAAACTATAACTTTATGCTCCTTATCTTTGGATTCAGCAGTCTTGTTGTCTATATCATCACATACAGTCAATCGCAAACCAAATCTTAAATCTAATTTGGCATCTTCGCAAGACTTGTAAGCCTCAAGAAATCCAGAGATAGAGTCATCGACAAGATAAACTTTATCTAAACCAAACTTTTTAGAGATATCTATTATTGAACTTGGTTCATCTGCATCGCTAGATCCAGCCTTGGCAAGCGTTAAAACAGACTTCCCAAGACTATAATGGGACTTAAAAAGCGGGATCGCTGAATACTCCATGCCTTAGTATGGCTCTGAAAGTTTGGAAGTCAATCAAAAAGTCAACTCATCTTTGCGCCAGAATGGGCAACCTTTGTATTCTTTTTTATTTATAAGTTTTACCTTGGGATCATTAACCAAAGAGTTCTTATCAAAAGAAGATTTAACGTATTTATCATTCTCGTCTACGCCAACATAAAAAGTATTTGGAAGCCTAGATGGGCATATCCACTTACCGGGGACATCGCTGCCGCACATCCATTTCTTTTTAGGAGATTTAGCTGCGAGATTTTCTACAGCTTTCTTTTCATCAAAAGAAGAAATATATCCAGCTACATAACTTAAATAAGCTTTGAAACCTTCCAATTGTTCAGCAGTTGGCTTAGGGGCTTCTTGGATTGGCTGCTTCTTAAACTTAAGAAAAATAAAAGAAACATCTGGAATATGACCTTTGGTCTTAAAAACTGCCAAAGAGTACATTAAATTTTGCAAATTGAAATCAATCTCTTCTTTAGAGAACTTTCCTTTGCTTGACTTATAATCGTAAATTTTGTATTCGTTATCACTAAATTTAGCGAGCTTGTCGATAAAACCATTGATAATATAATCTTCTTCTTCTAGTTTAAACTCGGACTCCGCCTCGACAAGTATAGCGCCAGAACAGAAAAAATCACTTTGAAGACCAGTCTGGATCATAGAGTATATCATCTCCAGATTTTCCTCGTCATCAACCTTGAGCTTTTTGGCGTTTTTTAAGATAAGTTTATGTATAGCTGGGTTTTTAATTACGCCAGCTTTACCGGAGCACAAATCTTCAAAATACTTCTTATGCCTATCAGTTAATAGAAGCTCAAAAATTAAGTGGCAAATTGTGCCTCTAGATGCCCCAGAGTTGGAGATATCAGGCATCTTAAAAATATATTTAGTATAGTAAAGCCAACTGCATCCTTCGGCAGTTTTGATTTTACTAGCACTTAGCTTTACTTTTTCTACGGCGCTCATTGTATTGAATTATACCAGTTACTGATCAGAGATCTATCTTTTAAATGCATTTCACCGAAATCTTTTGCTCCAAATGGCAGTTTTATTTCTACTTGACTGGGATCAAAGTAGTTCAAAAGTCTTTGCTTGGCAGATTCCGCAGCCATGTTTCCAGCAGCATTATTGAAGCTGTCGTCATTAAAGGCAATTACAATTTTCTTAGGATTGTACCCGATGAGAGAATAAACAATCTTTGGCGAAAGATTCAACCCAAAAGATACTATACAATTATTTATTCCATTTTCTCTTAGAGCAAGCATATCGCCTATGCTTTCGACAAGAATTATTTCTTTGGAAGATTTAATGTCTTTAGCGTTAACTTTAAGAGGGAACGCCCACTCTTTCTTATCTCCAATAAGTTTCCATTTTGGGCGACCTTCTAGGCTGATTTTAGAGACATCTCTGCCAGCAAAGCCAACTATTTCATCCTTGCAGTTGAATATTGGGAATACATATCGATTGAACATCTTGCCAGTGGTTGCAACACCGCCTTGAAAAGGAGCAAGAGTTTGGCTTGATATTCCTCTGTTGCTCCAATAAGAATCGTCTCTAAGAAGCTTGATCAATAAAGACTTATCAAATACAGTGGTTTGAGTTGTAGTTACTCTTTGCTGATGCTCTTCTTCATTAGAAGTATTGATTCCTTTTTCAGAAATCCATTTCTTAGCTTCATCTATAGACTTTAATTTAAGAGTTAACCTAACTAAATCTTCTATAGACCCACTAATATTTTCTTTGAAGTCAACCCATTGCCCAGAATTCTTCCAAATCCTGAGTACGTTATCGTTACCAGAATCTCTATAAAGAGGTCTGGTTCTGAATTCTCTGCCATGATCTGTCAGAGTGTAACCGATATCTGTTAGTATCTGTCTTACTGATTCGCAATCGTTCATAGAACTTCGCCATCACCAGAGTCATCAAGTTCGGGCCTCAAAGCTTTAGCAGACAAAACATCCTCTAAAGTTCCAGTCTCCTCAACATTAAAGTTATTAATATTGAAGCTTATATAATTAGGAGCGTATTTTATCTTCTTGCCCTCTTTGATCCTAACTAAATCATGATGACCGGCGGAATCCTTGCCTTGGAAACGCGTGGCCAGAGGAATGAGCTTATGAGACCCAAACTCTGGTCCATCATCAGCAATCTCTTCGACGCTCTTGCGCCGAAAAATGGCAACGAATGACGCGAACCATTGGAGCCGATCAGATTGAGAAATCGCGCTGCTATCATCAACGCCGTTCTCAGCGCTTCGGTTAAGTTGGCAAGCAGTCAAGATTGGAACATTCAATTCTGAGCACAGCTCTTTCAAAGCGTTGACTTTTTCGCCAATCAACTGATGTTCTTGTTTATTCTTATCAGACTCGCCGGTAAGCTTAATATAATCGTATACAATAACACATTGATTTCCTCTGCCTACCTTAGAGAAATACCAGCGCTTCACGATAGATACAACTTCTTCAATAGGTTTACCAGCTACCTGAAGGTGATCTACTTGGTTGCTTAATGACTTAATCTTGCTTTTGCTTTCTTCGAATTTCTGGAATAGGCTCACATTCTTTTTCCAATTGCCAGTCTCAAGATGCCAAACTGGAATGCCAGTCAAAGAAGATGCTATTCTGAACTTCATGTCTATAGTAGACATTTCAGTGTCTAGAACCAAAGCTCGACAGCCTTTGTTTATCGTGGTGATCTTGATGGCTAGATCGTTCAAGATCGTTGATTTTCCGTGCTTTGGGCGGCTTACCCAAGCATAGATATTACCGGGGCGAATACCACCATAAAGACGATTAAAGTTTTGATATGGGCTAATTAAGCCAGTATCTTGGATCGGATTATTCCCGCGTTCTTCGATAATTTCTATAACATTAGCAGTTATGTCTTCAGGCTTATTATTTTCAGCAGCATAAACACAAATCTTGCTATTATAAATCTTATCTGATTCGTTGATGATTTCTTCGATTGGCTTTTCGGCGCATGAATTAGCAAATTTTTTGATCTCGTCTCCGGTTTGTTCTATCTCGCGGCGGATTCTGAGTTTAAGAAGCTCCTTAGCACCTTCAATCAAGCCAGCTTGAGACGTTGGAATAAGGCAAATACTATTGACATAATTGAAAATATCAATAGACTGATCTTTAAATGTTATGCCAAGATTCTGGCACTTCTGGGATATCAGAACTTTGTCTATCTGCTCTCCCTTATTAAAGGTCTCTTTAAAGACGCAAAAAATAGTATAATGAACCTCATTGATGAAATCGCTGTCGCTAATAAAAGCTTCAATGTCAGCAAATGAAGTTGGGAATCTGATTAGTCCAGATAATACGTATTTTTCTACCTGTAGTGAATATATCGCCATTAAAGTTTGATGTTAAATTTATCTACGAAAAACTGCTCTGTTAGGTTTTTTACTTCATCTTCATAAATCTCCACCAATTGAAACTTATTTAAAGAAAGCCACTTTTCTTTAGCGACATCTCTCTTAATAGACTTCAAATAGTTTAGACGCGAATCTCCATGAAAGAATTTATTATAAGCAGAGTGCTGCTTTCCATGGACCTCTACAGCTATTCTTAGAGTAGCGTTAACGATATCGACTTTGAGTCGAGATCCGAAAACAGGAAACTCTTCGTAGACAATATGATTTTTCCAGTACTGTTTAAGAAATTGCTTGGTATTAAATTGTACTTTGGATCGAGAAGCCGCCTCCCAATCTATCAAATATTGAGAGACGTTTTTGCTTACAACCTTTCCATATACATTAAAAAGCTTCATTTCTTAAGAGCGCTAATAAACTTATTGAAAAGATACTTGGTAATATCTTGATGCTCTTCTAGGAAGTTCTTTAGATTAGCCTCTCCTTGATGCTGCTTTGGCATTTCAAGGCTGTTATCGGCAAGTTCTTTGATAAGTTCATCAGTGATAGTGATCCAAGCTCCCTTGGCATGAGCGAACTCCCAAGCCAAAAGCTGGTCTACAATCTCGTACTCGACCCAAACGCTTGATCCGTTAGAGCGGCCATACTTAATTGGATAGCGAACTTCTCTGCCAGACTTCTCGTTAGGAGTCTTCTTAAAGACAATCTTGCACCAATGCCCGACTGGATTACCTTCTCCCTTTGCGTTAGCGTAAATAAAATCCTTATTCCATCTCTGCTGGAATTCTAGAATCCAGTCTGAATAGTGGAGAGCAGCATTTCCGCCGCTGGCATTAGTGACCTTTGGATCGCCCTTCTCATACGGATTGATCTTAATAGAAGATCTAACCTGAGAAATAATAAAACAAACATGTCCGCGAGAAGAGAAAGCCGCAGCCATCTTCCTCAAAAGATCAGAGGTGAGCAATGCCGCTCCAGCAGTTTTATTCGCTTCGGTGGCGGACTTCGCCAGATCGTTTCTAGGAACCAATGCGTCTAGACTGTCGATAATAAAGAAATAAATATTTCCATCATCGTTGTCTTTGATGAGTTCGCGCATAGTGTCGGTAACGAATTCGTAGTCGTTCGTTGGGATCACTCGCCACTTGCTTGGATCTGTATTGACGCCAGATCTTGCAACCATGTTTTCGCTCAAGCGCCCTTCAGATTTAATATAAATAATGCAACCCTTTTCTGGATGCAAGAGCTGAAAATTACGAGCAAACGATAAAGCATTGCTGGTTTTTCCGCCTTCAGTAATTCCTGAAGACCTGATGATACCGGGATGGATTCCGCCGCCCATTTCGATATCCAAAGTAAGGCTTCCGCTGCTTACAACATAATCAATATTATTGTCAAAAGCGTAGTGGTGGTCTTTGTTTCTATTAAGAATGCTATCCAGCACCTTAAGCTTGCCTGAAGAATTTGAAACCTCGGCTTCTTCTTGGACTTCTTTTTTTGGTCTTGCCATATTATTTATTGTTGAAAATATTTAGAAACTGCTTGAAAGATGTGGGTTTTAAAACGACCTCAGTTGGAGGCGCGACAGGATTATCTTCTAAAACTATCTCTTCCTTTTCAAAAGAAAGAGATTGATATTTTTTGATATCGTTTAAGAAATTTTTTCCATTGTCTCCCAGAAACCAAGTAAGAGAGATGACCTTTGTCCTTCCCTTAAGGCTAATCAACCAATCAAAACCGTATTCTTCTATCAACTTGGTTGCAATTCGCATCTCATTAGGCCAATTGCAAGATTTAGTGTCAGAAAGAAATAAAATAATAATCTGCTGCTGCTGGCTTAGCTTTCTTGGTTTCTTCGTTTTAGCAGTCATCGTTCCAACTATGCGTGGTTACGAGGATTTGTCAAGCAAAGAGATGTCGTGGGCAACCATTTTTTTCACCAAGCTCTTGAAATCAACTTTCGGGGACCATCCAAGCTCTTGTCTGGCAGGGATTGAATTTCCCATCAATAAATCTACTTCTGCTGGTCGATAAAACTTTTCATTTACTTTAACTAAAATAGAAGAACTTGGATCATTTGATATGGCATATTTTGTTGATACGCTATACTCTTCATTTATTCCAGATCCATGCCAAATGCCATCTATACCAGCCTCATTAAAAGCAATTTCTACAAACTCCCTGATAGAATGAGTTTCGTCGCTAGAAAGAACATAATCTTTTGGCGTATCTTGATTAAGCATTTTCCATACTCCATCAACAAAATCTTCGGAGTCAGACCAGTCTCTTTTAGCGTCTAGATTACCTAAATTAATTGGGTCGAAAACTTTGCCGTTTTTTATAGCATGATATATTCTGGCTACGCCTTTTGTTATTTTTCTAGTAACAAACTCTTCGCCTCGCTTGACGCCTTCATGATTAAATAAAATACCGTGGATAGCGTAAAGATTGTAAGATTCTCTATAAACTTTCACCAAGTGCCTTGCGGCGGCTTTAGAAGCTCCATATGGGCTTCTTGGGCGGATTGGATGGTTTATGTCTTGAGGGATGGCTGCAACGTCTCCGAATTCCTCGCTAGATCCAGCAGAATAAAATCTACAATCTGGTTTGAATCTCCTTATAGCTTCGAGACATCTAGCTACTCCTGAAGCGTTGGTATCAAATGTTTGCAATGGTATAGTCCAGCTACACCCTACAAAACTCTGAGCACCAAAATTAATAAAATAATCTGGTTGAATTTCTCTAACTATGTTGTCAATACTGACGCTATCAGATAGATCTCCATACACAAATTTAAATCTAGGATCGTTTAAAAAATTAGTACAATTTATAAAATTTGGATTAGAGCTTCTTCTAATCATCCCATAAATTTCAGCAGAAGTATTTTTTAGCAAATATTCCGCCATATTCGCTCCATCTTGGCCAAGAATGCCTGTGACGATGATTTTCATTAGAACTCAATTCTGCCGAGTAAAATATCCTTCAACATAACCCAATCAGAAGCTTTAGCCCAAAGAGGGTTTTTAAAAGCTGCTGGTTTGTTTTTCTCAATGAAAAAATGCCCACTCCACGCAAATGGATACACTACGAAAGGCAGCGCTATGAACATCGGCAAAAAAAGTAAAGACTTCCAAAATACTAAATAAACACAAGTAATAAAATAAGCAATAGTAACTAATTGTCCAAGAACGTGAAGTCTTCTGTTCCACTTATTCTTATGGAGAGTCAGATACATTTGATAGTATTCTTTAAATGTCATAGGTTTGTTTTAAGCAAATCGCTTGATGAATATATTTTAGGCAAATCCAATACGATTTCAAAAATATTATTATCTTTGCAAGCCTGAGATTCCGCTGAAACAAGATTGCCTTGTTTTCTATCTCCGCTGTTAAAAAAAGAGATTCTAGATTTAGGAAAAGATTGCCTAATTTTATTTAAAGTAGCGCATTGAGTTTTATCTTTATCGAGTGAAATTATTGAAAGGTCTACAGATCTCAAACTGGAAACAATTTTTCTTCTATGCTCTTCGTCCATGAATCGCTTAGAGCCTTTCAAAAAAACTTGTAAATCGCTATTAACTACAGCTATCAAAAAATCGCAATTCTTTTTAGCGCCATCTATATACTCTATATGTCCATAATGTATTGGATTAAAATATCCAGATACAATTCCGATATGCAAGTCATCTAGAAGATATTTCATTGGAATTATTGAATATTGTATAAGCTCCATTGTAGTCAAAATCAAACTCTAGGATATTGTCAGAAAAAATTTCAGATATCTTTTTCTTTACGCTAGGATCGCATAGAATTAAAACAAAACCACACCCTCCTGCTCCAAGTAGTTTAGCCCCATAAGCTCCAGCATTCATGCATGTAGATATTATAGAGTCTACAGATTTAGTAGAAACATGACTTGAAATTTTAGACTTCTCAAGCCAGGCGTCATACATTAGCTTGCCCATAGACTTAATATCCTCAGAAAGAAGATGAGAATACGCTTCGTGAGCGAGCTTTAGAATAGGAGTTTTATCTTTATTTTCGTGAGATTTTGCGACGTTATCAGAAACTCTTTGCTCATTCGAATAAATAAGCACCATTGAATCTCGAAGATGATCTCTGAATTCGTTTGTTATAGATAAAGGCTTAACAAAGAAATCTCCATTCTTTTTTATTTCTATTGTGTTCAATCCACCATAAGCGGCCCAAATTTGATCTTGTATTCCGCCGCTCTCTTTTAGTATATTTCTTTCTATTTCTATAGCATCTTTAGCTATTTGTTTTTTAGATATTTCTTTTCCTAAAAAAGTTCTAAGCAAATGACTCATACCTACGCAGTAAGAAGAAGATCCGCCTAGTCCAGTGCGCGATGGAATGTCTGAAAATGAAATAAATTCAATTGACCCATTGATTCCAAAATATTTTAAAGTTTCTCTAATTAAAGGATTTTCTATATCAAGAAGGCTTTTCACTCGCTCGAATTTAGAATAGCTTATCGTACTTGCTTCAGATAAAATCTTAGGCTTATTTCTTATAGATAGATAAGCATATTTATTAATAGTACATCCAAATATAAAAGATCCATGCTGACTATAAAAATCAGCATAATCAGTAGATCCGCCAAAAAACGAAACTCTAAATGGAGACTTTACTAAAATCATGAAGGCAAATCATTGACAAGAGAAGTGAGTTCGGTAATGTATTCTTTAGGAAGCTCTGGGTAATTGCCAATATACCAGCCGAAATTATGACAATGATCAGTAACTGGAAAATTAAGATAACTGTTTCCGAAAATCCTTCTAAGATATGGCTGACGTAACTGATTGCCTCCGCCAGATAAACCGCGCCTAAACTCAATTCCTGCATTGCGCAAAGCGGTTTCCACGTTCATTGCTAATGCCCAATCAGGCTTCTTAAGAATTAAGGTGAAAGCATAATTTGAATTACCAGTCCTATCAAAATCAACAAAAAACTTATCAGGATTTAAATTATCTAAAAAGATATCTAGATTTTCTGCTCTGATTTTATTGTTCTTATCTAGATTAGGCAATTGATTTAAAGCTAATACAGCATTGATTTCTGTTGATCTGAAATTGTGAGCTGCTTCCAAGAAAACAAAATCCTTGTTTAAATCTGGATTTTCGTTGAGAACTTTCTTTTTTAGATCTTCATCAGTCGTTTCCCTCAACATTCCATGAGATCGAAAGGCTCTAATTAATTGATATATATCATGGTTATCAGTGCAAATCATTCCTCCCTCAATGGAGGTCATGTGGTGAGCGTAATAAAATGAAAAGTTAGAAATGTCGCCGAATGTACCGACCTTTCTGCCATTAAACGTAGCGCCATGAGACTCGCAAACGTCTTCGATTAGAAGAATATTTTTTTCCTTACAAATCTGGATAAGCTCATCAGAAATACCGTTGTATCCAAGAATATGAATCAATAGAATAGCCTTAGTCCTGCTCGTAATTTTACGCTTAATATCTTCAATATCTAATGCTAGATTATTAAGCTTAATATCGCAAAATACTGGAGTAAAATCATTCTGCAAAATTGCTGCCACGTCTGAAACCCAAGCCATTGGAGGCACAATAACTTCTCCTCCTTGAGGAAACTTATACTTTAGATAAAGCAAAGATAACTCATTAGCTGCGCTGCCTGAGTTTACCATTACGTTATATTTTGTTCCAAGCCACTCTCCCCATTTAGCTTCGAATTCTTTTACTTTTGAAGCATTGGTAAGAATCGGCAAAGGATCTTGAGATAAGAAATCAATAATAGCATTTGCATCTGAGCGTGAAATGTTATTATGCATCAATGGCCACTTCATATTCATAGTCTTACGTTGGGATAATTTTCTACAAACCAATCAACAGATTTAGATATTCCTTCTTCGATTGTCGTAAATTTAAAATTGTTAATAGATGCTAGTTTATTACCGCTTAATTTTCTAATTTTTTGACCGCTTGGTTTAGAGGTGTCAAAAACTAGTTTCTTTTCTATGTCAAATTTCTTAGCTATTAATTCTGCGACATATCCAATTTCAGTGGGCATATTGTTAGAAAAGATTAAAGGTTCTTTATCGAAATAATTTTCCAAAGCCCATTGAGTGAGATCTGCAATATCTTGAGTAAAAAGAAAATCTCTCTGTTGTTTTCCGTCTCCCCATACTATGAAATTTTCTCCAGTTTTAGTGGATTGAAACGCTCTATGAATTAATACAGCGACAACATGTCCAGTTTCTGAATTATAGTTATCATTTATTCCATAGATATTTGTTGGAACAATACAGTTGTATTTTAAGCCAAATTTTTCATAACAAATTTTGCTTTGGACATCTAACATTCTTTTAGCGTATCCATATGGATAATGGACTTCAGCCGGTTCTGAATGATGGATATGTTTTTCGCAATATGGCAAAGGGGCGGAGTCAGAAAAAATGCAAGAAGACAAGAAAGATAATACTCTTTCTACTTTAGCCTCTTTGGCGGCATGAATGATATTTGTATTTATTGCTACATTATCATAAAACAAAGAATACTTTTCTTCAAGGTGATATTTTAATCCTCCAACTTTAGCGGCACAATGAACTATGGCATCGGGATTAACGTCTTTGATGAGTTTTTCGGCTTGAGATGGGACGCGCAAATCATAAGAAGAAGAAGGAAATCCAACTCCAAAATTTAGATTAGAGCCTACTGATCCAGTTTTACCAGTAATAAGAACATTTTTATATTTCATAGTTTATCGCATTCTAAATTTAAACTCATGAGAATGCCTCCAAAATCTACGCTTTTTCCATTATCTAGAATGAAATTTTTCTTCATCGTGGGGAAATAAGCACTCGCATATGTATCGATATAATTATGAGGCCATGTTGTGCGCCAATCCCATTCTTTTACATTAGAAAATTTTGCATTTAGAAGCTCCTTGGTTAGAGATTCTTTAGTGTGAATATTTTTATGGAAATCCCAAGAGTCTCTTTGCGATCCCATGAACATGCTTTTAACTAAATTTTTATCGCCAGTCATTAAAAGCAGAGCCGAAGTCTTGGAGGCGTCTGGAACAGAGATTCTTAGTTTGCCTCCTTTTTTTAATTTTTTAAACCATACATCCAAAGCCTTATCTGTTTCGGAATATGATAAGTGCTCAAACATATGAACAGATTCAATTAAATCTATAGATTCATCATCGAAAGTGTTGAGTTCAAATGCGTTATCTATTCTATCTGCGTATTGATTGCTTGGGTCTATGTCTACATTTATGTAGGTAGGCAAAGGCTTTGTTCTGCAACCTAGATTAACTTTAATTAGATTATTCAAATTTAAATGTCCTTTCCCAAAATGGATTAGCTTTTGTCCAGTTGTTGTAGTCTATAACTAAATCTGGCTCGGCATCTCCATCGTAAATTTTATTAAACAACGGCTCGTCATTTAATTCGTAAGCTAGTTGAACTGGAATTTTATTTACGGGATCCCATGGTTTCCAATCGAATCTTGCCACTCTTCGTGGTGCATAATGCATAATGCCGCCATCTCTTTGAACCCTAAAAGCGAGATCATGGGTGTTCATATTTATATGCTCCCAACGGCAATCTAATCCGCCAAGTCTCCTATAGTTTTCTAAAGTATACATAAATTGGGGAGCTATTTTCCAATTTCTATTAACTAATTTTTTATGTAGACCGCTATGATAATCACATGTCCAGTATTGTGGAATAGTATGTTGATTACCTGTAAAGCTTTGGCCTTCTGAGTATATCATTATCATGCCATCTTTTTCGCTTTTACTATCCATTATCTCTATGCATTCTGCTAAGGCACCGTGTTCCAAAATACAATCATCAGAAAGTGAAAAGATATACTTTCCAGTCGCTACTGTTGAAGCAAGTTGAAAACATCTAGATGGAGACCCAAAATCTCTAATATAAATAAAATTTATAACAGAAGCTAGTTCGGGGGGCGGAAAGTTAGGGCCGCAACAAATTAACTGAAAAGATGCGCCTAGTTGTTGGCGTAGATCATTATATATATTTAACCAATTATCTGATCTTATGCCAGAGACTACTACAGAAATCTTGTATTTCATGTTAATAATTCATTATATGATGATGGATTAGAATTACCAAATCTTCTTTCCCATTTTTCTGGATAGAATTTATGGTTATTTATATCTATATTTTTTCTGCTCGCGTATTGATAATTCCATATCCTCCAGAACAAAGGAGTGTCTAATTGTTCTTGGGCTATTTGTATTGGTTTATGCTCTAAACCTTTAGATCCTCCAGACCAATCTGCAGTAGTCACATTTCCAGCAGAGTGATAAACAATAGATCCATATTTTTGTAATCTAATAAGCAGATCAGCTCCAGCTTGAGTTAAATATTCGAAACAACAATCGAAACCCCCGTATTCAATAAATAAATCTTTTTTCATTAAGAAATGTACATTGATATTCCAGTTTTGGTTCAATGTGGGAACAGGGCAGGAGTTGGCTACTGTCCAATAATGAAGGGGAAACTCTTCTTTTACTTCGTGATTAAGGCTTTCTACATATCTCATTGAGACTACATCATTAGATCTGCATTTCTGCTGAAATAAATCTATAGCTTCATCTATGGCGTTTTCAATAAATAAAACATCGTCTGTTGTATGGTAAATCAATTCTCCAGAGCATTCTAAAGCCGCCATGTGCGCAGATTTAGTAGGATGAGAGTATGTTTTTATAAATTTAACATTAGCTTTGTTTTTTAACTCATTAGGCAAGTCAAAAGGTCCAGCTATGACAAATTCAAAATCGTGTTTTTTACAAGATTTTAAAGCGCTTTCATATAATTGATTTAAATAGAAAGTCCTGATACTTGGCAAAAATATAGATAGTTTCATTGAAATCTATGCTTCCAAATTGAAGGGGCGTTTTTCCAATTCATTAGATCTATTCTATTTTTTGATGGATCTATTATTCTTGAGTATTTATCTCTGAAAATAGGAGCGTCTTCATAGACTTGGCTAATTTCTATCGGACCATGATCGTCTTGGCCGTGATCGCACATTATAATTGGATGGTCACTCATATAAGTCTTGCATCCATCGCTTTGGCATCTGATAGCTAAATCTGCATGACTATATGGGCAAGCTTGGAATCTGCAATCAAATCCTCCCATTTCTAGAAAATAACTAGAATGTAAAAAAACAGTATTATAAATCCACCAATCTTTATCTACTACTTGTGGATTAGTTTGATAAGCATTAATCAATTTATAATAATCATCATTTTGATATCTTTCTGGATGAGAATAATTAGAGCTTTCTGAGTACTTGGCTACTACAGCATTTTTATTGCTATCTCCTTTGCTTATCAAAAGATCTAAATTTTTATCTATGGCATCAGGAATAAAAAGAGAATCATCAGAATGAGTCGGAAAAACATATTTTCCTTCTATGGACATTACTCCAATTTGGCTTGCTCTAGTCGGGCTTCCCCAATCTTTTATAATTTTTATATTTTTATAAGACTTTACTTCATTAGGCAAGTCATATGGAGATATAATTATTAATTCAAAAGTCCTTTTTGTTGAGCTTTGAATTGATTGATATACTTTTGGCCAGTTTTCTGCTCTTATCGCTGGCATCAAAATCGATAGTTCTGGTCTATAAATATTCATTATTTTTCGCTATAGTAATCTCCCCATTCAACTAAGATAGTAGACTTGCCGTCTTTTCTTGTAAGAGCTTTCTCATATGCTGGAAAAATATCTTCTGGCTCATCTAATCTAATAACTTCTACATTTTTAAGCATCAATCTAAACGCATCGGTAAAATCTCCTACATGTTGATGTTGTGGATGCAGCGGTCTTTCTGAGCCAATACCAGTTCTAATAATTGCTTTAGTTTTAAAATCAGAAATCATTGGAATCTTGTCCAAATGACTAACGACTTGATTTGTAGCTAGTAAAAAGAAGTTCCATCTTGGATAAATACTAACTGGGATTTTACCAGCTAATGCAAGACCATTTGTCATACCGGCTTGCAAATCTTCGCACACGGGAAGTTCTAGCTTTTTATTGTTAGGTACGTCTTTTAAGGTATTAGTCATAGCAGTGCCAGCATACTCAACTGCCTGACCAATAAATAAAGTGTCTGGATGGGACGCTAAATAATCCATTGACCTTTTTAATTCATCGAAATATTTCATATTAAAATTGAACTCTTTGCCCTGCACCGGCATGAGGCCATTTTGTTTCGTATTTATAATAATAGAGATTCTTGTTAATTAGACCTTCTCTAGTCAATCGAACAGTATTCCATGTCTTGCGAGTGTCAGTGCAAACAGATTTGCCATTATCTTCTATGATAAATTTAACTGGAAGGTCATGATTTCTAACATATTTATAACACTCTTCAAAAGATCCGGTTTCTGAAGTCATGTCTCCGACAAAACAATAAACCCATTGATCGCTCTTATCCATCTTGGCAGATAGGCCAAGTCCAACTGCTATCGGCAATATTCCAGTAACTATAGCTGACGAAAATACTTTATACTCAGGAAAACAAAGAGATATTGATTTACCTTCTAGTATACTTTTTCTTACTTGTTCTTGAGGCACACCCTTTAGTAAACATTGATAGTGACTTCTCCAAGAGCACAGAACCCAATCTTGAGGGTTTATATCTTTAAAAATAGAAATCATAGACTCCTCATTTCCATTATAAAGATGTACTGGAGCCTTTATTTTACCAGCGTTAAAATCAGAAGCGATTAACTCTTCAAAAGATAAAAGATCTTCTTTCGTTAGTTGTGAGATCATGATTCGTAAATTTTTCTTTTTAATTTTATCTCCAGCATTTCTTTTATATTTTCTACCGCTTTTTTTCCAAACTTATCATTTATTTTTCGCAAGAAATCTGGGTTGGAATGATACTCTAAGCATGCCATATCTCTAAATTTTAAAACTTCAGTAGGGCTTAGATTTTTATTTCCTAAAGGAAGAGTTTCATATGAATGAAATGAATATCCTTCGTAAGACTTAGGAAGTTCTAAATTATTATTAAGCGCATCTTTATATAATTGACTTCCAGGCAAAGCCATCGCTCCATAGGCATTCCATCCAGCGGTGCATAATTCTTTAGAAAAATCTAATGTTTTTCTCATGCTTTCTAGCGTGTCCCCGGGAAGGCCAAAGATATAATTAGCCATAACTTCTATGCCTGAGTTTTGCACTTGATCTACTACTCTTTTTATATCTACATCTTCAAATTTGCCTTTAGACACTTCTAGTCTGACAATTTTATCTGCGCTTTCTATGCCTAATGCTAACCATTTTATGCCAGCAGATTTTACTATAGATAAAAGTTCTGGATTGCGCACGGTATCTATACGAGAATAGGCCCACATTATTAAATCTTTACCATATCCTCTGTCTCTTATCATTTCGCAAAGAGGCAGATAGTATTTTTTATTTAATAAAAACATTTCGTCAGTTATTTTTATGGTTCTGACTCCCATTGAATATAATTTGTCGAATTCTTTGATTATAAATTCTGGACTCCAATATCTCATTCCACTATATTTACTGGCCACTCCTATTTCATCATTGTCATTTCTATTTACTATATTGATCATGCAAAAATTGCATGAAAATTGACACCCTATAGAAGTTTGTATTGCGGCATATGGGCTTCTTTTATTTAAATCGTATTCAGAATGCCATAATGGAGATCTGTATAAATCAAGAGGTTTTTCTTTATAAGGAAGAAGATCCCAAGCATAGCCGGGAAGATCGGAATCCATTTTATCATTTGGCACAATTGACTCTGGAGGATTGATAACAATTGATCCATTTTTTCTCCAAACTATACCATTAATTTTAGAAAGATCAGAAAAATCTTTAAGCTTTAAAATATTTCTTAAAGCATAAACAGCCTCATTTGTAAATCCAAAGTCTATGGATGGCTCATCTGAAAGTGTCTTTATGGGCAAAGCCTGGATATATGATCCAACGTAAGATATTGGAATATTTATATTATTATTTTTTAGAAATTTAGATGTTTTGGTGGCTCCAGACATATTAACGGAACCAGCATTAACATTCTGTCCATAAACCACAAAACAAATAAGCCTTGGATTTGATTTTATAATTCTATTTAAACATTCTTCATCTGACAATTTTTCAGCGTTAATATCTAAAATACCAACAGAATAACCAAACGATCTACAAGACTGAGCCAAAAGTAATGCCCATGTAGGTGGTTCTATGGAGGCATAGGTATTAGATAATTCTTGATATATTCCAGAAGAATTCCCCGGAGAAATAAATAAAACATCCATGCTATGCATTATTTCAGAAATGCTTTGGCTCGATTCAAAATATTTTCCCAGAAAATTTTAGAAGAATATTTTTCTTTGTATGTGTTGTATCCTTGTTGGGCTATTTTTTTTCTTTCTTCTTCATTTTCAGAATAGTATTTGATTGCTCCGATTAGTTCTTCCATTGTAGAAAATTCAACATAATCATAACCAGGAGTAAACAATCTGCTTGTTGAGGGGTTCTTAAATTCAAGTAGGAGTGTTTTGCAAGCTAGTGTTTCGAATACTCTTCCTTTAGTTTGGAAAAAATTAGCTGGGCTTAGAGAGAAATTAAGATTAATTTTGCTTCTTCTAATAAGTGAGGCATAATCTTCGGCGCTCAACATTTCCTCTCTTTGGCCGCCTCTAATAGAAAGACTTATACCAGAAGAAATTAATTTTTGTAAAATAGCATGGCGATCATAGTATCTTGGGCTTCCAATGAAACTAACATCCAAATCTTGCTTTTCTTGCGGATAGAATAAAGAAATATCTTGAGGAACCCATAAATCTATATGATTATTTCTGTAGAAACAGTTTAAATCGGAAAAGAAAGTGGGATTATCCCAAGAAACATGTAAACTTACTCTATCTGCTATTTCTTCTATGGTTTTGAATCCCCAATCTGGGCCAGTATCAGGCCACATAATAGATTGATAAATTCCAAGATCTTTGATTTTCTTAAAAGTTTCAAGAGATGGGTTAAGAGGAGATTCTCCTAGAAGTGAATAAATTATAATATTTATTTCCCATTTTTTGCAGTAATCTACTAGGAAATTGTCAACGTGGTTTCCATATACAACATACGCCTCATCTAGATGAATAGTATTCCAGTTGTATTGACTTCCAAAATCAATACTAAATGAATTAAATAAATTATGGAAATTATTGGTTAAACCAAGGTCTGGAGTTCCATCGCAGAATTTTTCTGTTACGAATAAGACTTTTTTTTTCATTTTTTATAGATTGGTATGCTTAGTATTAGAATGAAGAAATACTGAGTAGGCTTTAATTAGCTCTTTAATTCCATACTCTAAAGAATACTGAGGCTTCCATCCTGTAGCTTCAAGCTTATCGTTGCTAACAATATAATTTCGCTTGTCTAAATCGGCGCTAAAATTATCTGTTTTAATAACAAAATTGGGAACTTGTTCTTTGATCTTTTCGCATAACTCTAGTTTGCTTAGATTGGCTGAAGAAAGACCGACGTTAAAAACCTCGCCTTTATGACTGTCAAACTCGACAAGCATCTTAATGAAAGCGCCAGCTACATCTCTAATATGAATATAGTTTCTCTTAAAATGCGATTCGAAAAGAACAATATACTTATCAGTTAAAGCTTTTAATACAAAATCATTGACAAGAAGATCTTTTCTGAATCTATATGAGGTTCCAAAAACAGTTGCCAATCTCAAAGAAATAGCTTTGCCAGAATCTAAAGCGTATTTTTCTCCAGCGCATTTTGTGACCCCATAGGTAGAAATTGGGTTTAGCTTTGTTTTTTCAGTACAAAAGGTATCATTTTCTCCAACTCCATATCCACTATTTGTGTTGGGAAGAATTATTCTAGCATCGCTTCTGGAAGTTGAGCATATGAAATCAATTTGATTAGCATTTACGTCTACCGCTAGAATTTTATCTCTATCGCAAGCAGGAAAGCCCACTATTCCGGCAAGAGGATAAATGTAATCTGCTTCTTGTACATATTTAGAAAGCTTGGCTCTATCTCTTACGTCGCCATATACAAATTCAAGTTTGGGATTAGATAAGAATGGGAACAAGCCTTCTTGCTTGTACATTAAATTATCATAAACAACAACTTTTTCAATTCCTAGACCGGAAGCATTTGCTAGAAGTTGCTCGACTAGAATAGTGCCTAAGTAACCAGCGCCACCAGTAATTAAAATTTTCATACTATTAAAAAGATTATATTGGATACGTTTTAAGAAAACAATTATTTGTCTCTGCAAGACAATATTGGATCTGCTATCGGCCAAAAAACATTATATTTTGGATCATTCCATTTAACGTGAATTTGGTCTTTTTGCGATACATATTCGTGAGTAAATTTATAATGGAATAAACATTCTTCAGTCAAGCAAAAATGAGCGTTTACACATCCATTTGGAACAAGAATTTGATGTTTATTGTGTTCTGTAAGAGTAAACGTTTGATGAACGCCAAAAGTTTCGGAGTCTTTTCTTAAATCTATAACAGCAAAATATATAGATCCTTTAAGACATTCTATGAGCTTCCATGTGAACACGTCACCATGGAATCCTCTAAGAACGTTTTTTCTAGATTTAGAGAAGCTATCTACTATGAATTTATTATTTCCTTTAGTCCAGCTTTCGCTTGAGCAAAAAATTTTATTGTAAAGATTTTCATTATAACCTTCGAAATTTTCTCCTCTGTAATCAGAAAAGCATTCTGGTTGAATAATAAAAAGATCTTTTATCTTACAATTACTCGAAGTACTTAGATTGAGTGGAATCATAAATATATTTATTTAATATCTTTGCCTCTTTAGATATATCAAAAGTAGCTGGATTTATAGGATTATCAAAAAACTTTTTCCTGTATTCTATTGCGACTTCATCAGGAGAGATTACGGCTTCTATTGTTTTATGTAAAATATGATCGATTTCTATCTCTTTGACATCGATTACTCTTTTGATTGATTTGTACAATCTGTATATTGAATTGTCTGCGCCTAGAGTTTTGAATTCCTCATACATAAAAAACCCTAATACTTCTGTAGATTTTTTAGATATTATTGGGAAAGAGCAATATCCAGAGACGACATCTCTGTCTGCACTATTACAAGTTGTCCAGCAGTAGTAGATTTGATCTGTTATATCATTTACAGATAAGTATTTAGAAATTTTTTCAGAAGCTATGACATCCCAATTTTTAGTAAGAATAGATATATCGTCATTACATACAAATAAATTTTGGCCATTTGCTGTTTTGACCATTTCGTTATATGATGTTATTAAATTAGATGGCCTTGGACCTCTGATAAATCTGACATCAAGCCCAAAGTTATTGTTAACTATAGCGTGAGTGAGATCGTCGTCTTCATCATACCTAACAATAATTTCTATATCATTTTTATTGTTAGTCGTATTATATACAGAACTTAAAAAATTTTTTAAAAGCTCTGGTCTTTTTCTGGAATTTAAGAAAAGAGAAAATTTCATACTTAGATTTTTAGAAATTTAATTAAATCGCCTCTCTGCTCTTTCATATTCTTTAAGCGGAAGACTTTAATTACTCCGTCTTTCTCATACTGATTTATAAAATATTGATCTCTAGTTTTGTCATCGAAATCACCTAAAACGCAAATAGTGGCAATCCTGCTCATGCTAGACATTGTTTTAAAACCACTGTCGGTGCCAATGAATTTATGGCATAGTTTGACAAGCTCTAAACATGACTCTACATTCATATTTGTATGAGCTACATTTTTAGATTGATTAACTCCGTAATTTTCAAGCTCTGAAGCGGAGCCAAAAATTACATAATTAAACTCATCAGAGATTACGTTATTAATTACATCAGACGGAATATATTTAGGCGGAAGATTAAATTTGGAATAAGTATCGGAAGAGAAACTACTGCCGAAAGGGTGAATTCCTATTACAGGATTATTGTTTTGAAATTTTTCTACAAAAGATTTCGCGTTCTCTTTGCTTTCTTGGGAAAAATTAATATCGGAATAAAACGCTCTAGGACACTCTCTGATATTTGTAGTTGAGTTTTCTCCATGGTTCTCAATAATTTTATCAATCTGAGCATCGTGCTCTTCTATATTATTAAAATAGTAAAAAGAAGAATTTTCAGCGCCTAAACTTTTAAAGAAAGATTCAGCTTGCTTAAAATGTGTATGGACAATAAACTCTTTAGTTTTATTATTAGCGATAAACCAAGAGCATTGCAAAAAATCGCCGATCCCGCCTCTGACGTAAAATTTCATATAGTTAAAATGTATTAGGGCCTAACTATGGAAAATTCCATAAAATTAGGCCCCAATTTTGTAAATATTTATGTAATTAGCGAATCGGGCAAGCGCCTGTAGAGCATTCAGCCATATCAAGCATATCTGAACTATTGATAATCAAAGAAGACATGGGTTTAACCTTTGCGATAGCCGAAAGATAAGTCTCCTCATCAATCTCTTGATATGGAGCTTGCTTGAAGCCGTGATTCTTGAACAAAAGGAAGCTTACGCTCTTGACATTATGTTCGTAGTTATCTTTTAGCCAAGTCTTCAACGAGTCAAGCTCTTCTGGCTTGTAGTAAGCGGTGACAGAAACCGCATTGTCTGACCAGTCTGTTTGGAGCTTCTTAACCATATCTAGCTGCTTAAGAACGTCCATGTCCTTTGCGAGAATTGACCCCTCTGGAGTTTGGCAAGGGAAATAAACTACAACAGTATCTCTATTTTCTGTTCCATCGAAATTAACAAGGAATTCTACATGGTATCCCATATCCTTGCAAATTTGCACTAGAGCATCAGAGCTAGACATACGAACAGTGCGCATGTAATACTTGCTGAATGCTGGATGAACGCCGGGGGTTGCTCCACCCAATAGACTCAGCGTACCACTAGGCTTGACAGTCGTGAGCTTAATGCTTTCAGGCCAACCGCGCTGCTTGCTCCAAGTCCTATCAAAATTACGAAGAGCGACATAACAATCATCAAGCCAATCAAGCTTATCCAAAGACTGACATACGCCAGTGACGCCAAGGCCGAGGCGCATATTCTTGTGAACGATCTTATTAGTTTCTTCATGAATGAATGGAAGAGAGGCAATAGCTTTTTGAGTCTTATATAGAAGAGTCGCGCAATCAATTAGCTCTTCCTTTGATGTGATATTGTTTAGATAAAGCTCGCAAAGATTGCAGCACTCATAGTTAGAAAGACTAATCTCAGCGCAAGGATTTGTCATCTCGCAGTTATCAACTTCAGTAGGATACATTGAGTTGTCTGAGATAGGTCCGTCCTTGATTCGACCAAACTTCTGAGACAATGGCAAATTAAAGAAACCATAAGGCTCTCCATTTGCATAGCCGCTATCTTGATTTATCTCGTAGCCGTTTTTCCAGATTTCGTCAAGCACATGATCATAACTATCTGCATAGATAGTATTATTGCTCATAGCTCGCCAATTTGGAACATTTCCGGTTCCCCAGTTCTTAGCGCGGAGATATAGAATGTCGTCTGGATCGCCTAGAGCAATTTCAGCACTTCTACGAACATTACCAGCAACAACAACGCTACCAATGATGTTGCAAACGTCAAGAACATCAATTGAACGAAGTTTTTTACCTTCTCTTGACTGAAAGAGTTTTGTGATCTTATCGATTCCATCAATAAGGACTTGTGGACCAGAAGCTTTGCCCCCAAATCCCTTGATTGGCTCGCCGTACCCTCTGATGAGAATCGTCGAATAAGAAAAAGATTTACCTGTAACGTAAAAAGCGTCCAATACTTTCGAAAGCAAATTAACCCAACCTTCGCGTTTATCAGGAACAATGTAGTCAGCGTCTTTAGATCCTTCATGAATAACCTTTACACTTTTCTTGATCTTTGGAAGCTCATGGACATCTTCTCTGCGAATGCTATAACCCACTCCACCTCCAAGCATCAAGTTCTCAAAAAGAAACAAAAACGCATTAGGCTCTCTCATTGCAACAGCCCAGCAGTTGAGAAGAGAGTTAGCCCCAAAGCGGTCTACAGTGGAAGTGCCAAGCTGCCAAAGCATTCGGCCAGCAAGATTGCACTTTAAGTTAAAGATATAATCGTAAATTCTTTCAGCTTCTTGCTCAGTGTATCCAGCGCCGATTTTCTGAGCGCCATTGACGCATCGCTCTACCGTTTCATGCCACTCTTCAGTGTTGCCATCCTCCTTTAGTCTGGCGTAGGTTCTCTTGTAGACTATATAACCCAAACCATTGAAGCCCCAGTTTGGTTGTTTATTTTTATATTTGGAAATGAATTCTTTAGATAGTATGCTCATAGGTAAAAAGAGGTAAGATGATTTACACAGTATTAGAGGAAAATGGAATTAGTCAAGTTGAATGTTAGGAACTTCTGAAGGATTTACCTTGCTCTTATATTTCATACCTCTTCTTTTCTTGGAGTATTTCTCTTCAGCTTTTTGACGCAACGGATCAACTCCATCGTGTTTTGCGGCTCTTTTGTCACTAAGCTCTTGAGAATAATCCCAGATTTCTCCAAGAGTACCTTTCATCTTACCTGTCTTTTCTACAAATTTTGACGATGAGTCTAAATCAAATTCTGTGTCTATTTGAGCATTAGGTATAGTAAAAACTCTTTCATACTTAATTCCTTCCTCGGAATAGGTGTGATCGTCGTTCATGCCCTGAAACACAGAAATAATCTTACCTGTCTTAGGGTTCTTAAAAAGATAAATTGGCATATTAAATTAAAGATAGCAGCTTGTTTGCTGTAGTGGAATACTTGAATTGTTCTTGTATTTTTAGCCCTTGATGGTTGATTCTGTCTTTCTCGACTCTTCTGATTGCCTCTTCGCAGCCAGCAATAAATTCGTCTTCAGAAAAATCAAAAATATTGCCTTGATTAAATGGGGTTCCTTTAGAGAAAAACTTGCCATCGTAAACTTCGATCTTTGATCTTGGTTGGACCAAAATGGCATTGCTTTCGTTCGCCCACTCTTTGTAAGAAGTGGCATTTAAAACAACAGCGTGTTTACCAAGGCCGACAGATTGGAATTCCGGCAAGCCCCAGCCTTCCGCTCCAGACATAGCTAAAATAATATCAGCAGAATTAAGAAAGTCATTATATGTAGCATTTTTAGGCATGGTAGATAAAAACGTTACATTAAATATAGGCTTTCCATCTAGTATATTAGAATATATAGACTTTAGCTCTGCTGGATCTTGATAAAAAGCGTTATTAATTGCGCACTGCAAAGAATACCTCTTGTCCTTTCCAAACTTTTTAATCCAAGCTTTGATTATTTTTGCATGGTGTTTTCTCTTTTCGAATTTACCACATACATTGAAAGTAATTCTACCATCATCAAAATACTTTTTATTTGTTATTTTGAAGTGCTTAGAATCAAACCCTAATGGAACCACAGTTGATTGAATTCCAGAATTTGCGAAAACATCTTTAGTGTATTGAGAAGTCACGCAAACATCGCTGCTCTTTAAAATATTTGATTCAATTGGAGTAAGTTGATCAGTTTCATGAAATGTTAAAAGCACTTGCTTGTTAGAATACGATCTAATTGAATCATTAATGTGCCAAACTCTAATAATAGGAATATTTCTATTGTGCTTTAAAAAAGCATCGTTATGATTTCTAATAATCCAATCTACAAATTCTTGCTCAAAGTCATAAGCAGAAAAATCTATCTGATGTTCAGAGGCTTTAAATATAGAAGGATTGAGTCCCATTTTAAAGAACTCATATAGCAAGTTAAAACTTACTTGCCCAAAACTTAAAGAATTTAGAGGAACTTGAACAGCAAAGTGCATAAAAAAACCTACCTATTGTTATAGGTAGGTGAAAAAGATTTTCTACTTTTTATTATAGAACCCCATCATCGTCCTCAGACGTTGATTGCGTCTTTTTAGATGACGCTGGAGCGGCTGTGCCAGCCAATTCCTTTTGCTTGTTTTCAGCACGATCAGAAGCGTAAATCCGAAAGTCCGGAGACTTGTCAGACTTCTTCTCCTTGTTTGAGAAGATAACAATATCAATCTTTCCCTCAAGAGAGGAATTAATATGACCAGTCATATACTTCTGTGATTTGTCCTTGCTGACTTTCATCCACAAGGCACCCAGTTCGCGGTTGTCCCACTTATTTTCAGTCTTAGTAGCATTCATGCCGACTCATTATCGTCTCTAAAAACAAAATGTCAAACTAAATCGAAAGAATTTTTACTTACAATTTTATTCTTCAAGAAAGACCTTGCTTTTTCATGAAGATTAATGGCTGTTTGAGTGCTGATGTTGAGTTTCTTTGCGATTTTATTCCAAGTAGTTAACTTAGATGAGTTAGAAAAGTATCTAAGCCTATAAACTTCATTTATTCTCTGATCCTTGAAAGAAGACAGAAGAGAAGAAAGATAGTCATACATTTCTGTGTTTTTATCAGTAGTAGATAAAATATCCTTGTTAACAAAGGTATCTATTCCAAATCCTTCATTTAGAACATACTTCTTGTTAGAATTTATATAATTCAGGAAATGATACCTAGCGCAATTACAGAACCAAGTTGAAAACTTCGTTTTCTGCTTCGCATCGAAAGACTGAACTGCTTTATAAAGAATAAAGTCTTTTTCAGACTTAATCTCTTCTTTGCTCATCCCCATTTTAGTCAAAGCCTGAGAATATCTTCTGGCTATTGAAAAATAAAAATTATCATAAGAACTAGATAATTTTTCGAAACTGTCGTTGCAGTTAAACTCTTTAATCTTCTTGACTAAAGAAATATCAGAATCTTGTATAGATTTTAATTTTGTCATAAACTTTATCCTTGATGCTCTGTGTTTCCACAGAGACTTTCCTTTCTACCATCGCCTTATAGCTTTTCCTTGAGTTGGCTACGAAGCAATAGCAGGTCAACTTAGACTCTTATATCTAAGTATTATTCACCCCAAAAGTACCCGAATCAGTCATCGCATCTCCGGCTTTAGCAAGTCCGTTTAGCTATCGACTACCTTTGGCTATTTCAGTCTGTTGTTTACGCAGTGACTTTTTTTCAGACGCTACCATCGCCTTTTCCTTTGAGAGGAACGAAGTTTCTAGCAGTTTTAAATAGGACTCATTTACGACGCGGCCTCTCCCGAACGCACGCTGGAATTTCTTCCAATTTCCTATTGTCTTTTGACGGGCTTGTTGATCATTTAAGATTTTTAAAATAAGGAGTCTATCCTTAAGTGAGCGTGGTTTCGCTCGGCTACCTCTGCACAACAGACTGCACACAGTTTTAGATGCTTTTTCCGAAAAGTCAAATCATTTCTTCAATGAATCCGGTGAAGCCTTTGAAGCGATATAAATAAGATTCTTTAAATCTTTCTCAGAAATATTAAGAACATCACATTTTTCAGAATCGCTTCCAAGAGCTTGACACATATCATTTATTACAGATGCGATCCCAGCAGCAACCAAACCGCTAACTTCGATTGTTTGAGAAAATGACTCAAGAGGCTTTACCAAGACCCAGTAGTCTTCGCCATTCAAAGAGCAAGAACGAAGCACGTTTGCCTTTTCCATTTCTTTCAATGCGCAAATAAGAGCAGCGTTTTCAGAGTCCTCATCGTCCGAGACAAGAATAACTTCTTTTCTATTCTTCTTTACATTAAAACAGGTATGATTGTTGAAGTATTCGTTGAGGAGCTGATAACATTCAATAATGTTCATACCTTAATATGGTAAAGGATCAATAAAAATCAAACTTTATGTTGACTTTTTTTATAGTGCCCCAATAATACTGGCATGGATATACACATCAAGTTGCTTAGCGATTTGGCCAAAACTCCGACTCAAGGAACTCAATTTTCGGCTGGTTATGATTTGTATGCAGCAGAAGCTGTTGTTGTGCCAAGACTTGGAAGAAAGCTTATTAAAACCAATGTAAGCTTGGCCATTCCAATGAACTACTATGGAAGAATCGCTCCAAGGTCCGGCTTAGCTTACAAGAATGGCATTGATGTACTAGCTGGAGTAATTGACTCTGATTACCGTGGAGACATAGGTGTAATTTTGTACAATACTGATGCAAATATAGACTTCGAAGTGAAGGTTGGAGATAAAATTGCTCAAATAATCATTGAGCCTTGCGCCTCTGTCAACTTCGTAAACACCCAAACTCTTCCTGCAACCAAGCGCGGAGAAGGCGGATATGGACATACAGGCTAATTTTATACAAGCCGCATCTTGCGCGGCTTTATCATTTTTGTTGTATAAAACGGAATTTCTTGTCGAATATGGCAAGATTTTCCGTCTTATTTCATTTTCAAAGCTTATAGAGTATAAGTGCTTCAAGATCCAAAATAATAAAAAGTCAAATTATCTTGATTTCTTAAGCTATAATAGCGATAACTTTTTTATTAAGCTGTTAAGCTGCCCTTATTGTTTGGGATTTTGGATGTGTTTAATTGCATCAAAAATTCAATTTGTCCTTTTTGTTTATTTTGTGTATGTAATATTGTATAAGATGATAGACATTATGTTTGACTATGGAGCTAGAAATTAAAGGACTTATAGAATTTTGTAGGGCTATTTCATCAAGCCCAACAGAAGTGGCCAAATCAAAAGAGTTAGTTGACTGTTTGTCTTTTTGCTTAGATGGATTGTCTAATTGTAATTGCTCAAATAAACCAAGCGTAGAATCTTATGAGCAAAAATATTTAGAAAGAGCAAGTTCTTTTTCAGAAGATGCTTTGAAAGTTCTAGGAGTTATTCTAGATCCTAATTCAGCTTACTCAGATATTTACATTTCATTTCCCAATATAGATAAAAAAATAAAAATCAAATGAAAGAAACAAAACTTGACATTAACTCAAGACTTGTAGGAAAGACTGTTCGCGTTTTAGACCCAGATGGCGAATGGGTAGGAGAAGTTTCTGCTGTTAAAGATGAAGATACGTTCTTAGTTTCTAATGGCAATACTTTAGTGGCTGTTGATATTTTTGATATTAGGTCTCTAAATTAAGTGTAATGTTTGTTATATGCCACTTCCAAAGCCTAGAAAAAACGAAAAGCAAAGCGAATTTGTATCAAAATGTATGGGTGATCCTACCATGAACAAGGATTTCCCGCAACAAAAACAAAGAGCCGCTGTTTGCTATAGCCAATTCAAAAGGAAAGCGAAGGCATCTGAGTCTCTAGATTGGGAAGATTCTTCTGACGAAAGTTTCATAATTTATTAATAAAAAAGGCGCGGTTTTTAGCCGCGCCGTGTTGTTTTACTTCTTCTTCGAGGAGCCAGAGCTTCCTGAACTTCCCGGTGGCGCTGGCTTGCCTACGTTACCAGTGTTACCAGTCTTCTTAACCGCCTTCTTCGTTGCTGTAGTTGTTGCAGGCTTTGATGCCTTCTTAGTAGATGTCTTAGTCTTAGATGTCTTGTTCATCATTTTTATCTTAATCGTAACTTTAAAAAAGTCTAGAAAAATCTTGACTTAATCAAAAAAAATTCTATACTTGATAAGTCATGGGCATAGAGGATAAAATTATTTGCTTGTGCCTCAACAAAAGGTGGCAACCAATTGGGGTTAAATCTGTAAGAGATGCTTTCAGTGAATTGGTGCATCCCAATTGTGTGGCATTAAATGTCATCTATAAGAAAAATGAAGATGGATCTTTAAATTTTTCTGACATAGAAGATATTCAAGCCGTCAAATGGGACGAGTGGCTAACTCTTCCTGTCAGAAAGTGCGACTTAGAAATTCGCACAAGCAAGATGTCTATAAGAGTACCGACTATCATTGCTTCGTCTAAATACTCTGAAGTACCCGTAAAAACATTTCGTCCTACTAGAAACAATATTTGGCTTAGAGACCAAGGTATTTGCCAATACAGTGGTAAAAAATTAAAACCAGAAGAAGCAAATATAGACCATCCTTTTCCAAAATCAAGAGGAGGCCCGAACACTTGGGAGAATATGGTTCTTTGCCACAAAGATATAAATTCTAAAAAGGGAAGCAAAACGCCAGAAGAAGCTGGGCTAAAACTTATTAGAAAGCCAAAGCCAATGGCCCCAAGATTAGCAAGTGATGCGATTGATTTCAAAAACCATGTTGATTGGAGCGTATTTTTAAAATGAACAAAATAATAGGAATATCAGGACTAGCAGGAGACGGCAAAGACTCTTTGTGCAATATGCTAAGAGTTTTATTTGAAGGCTCTGGATATGCATTTGAGCGCATGGCTTTGGCCGACGAATTGAAGGAGGAGTGCCGCGAAGCCTTAAAGTCTATGTATAATATAAATCCAATACTATGCTCAAGAGAAGAGAAGGCTCTTATTAGAGATTTCTTAGTTTTTTATGCTAAAGTAAAACGTGAAGAATCTAAAGGAACTCATTGGATTGGAAAACTAGCTAAAAAAATTTCTAGTCTACCAAAAATTGAGTCCGATAGAATAATTTGCATCCCAGATGTTCGTCACGCTCAATATGAACACGACGAGGTTGCTTGGATTAAAAAAAATAAAGGCATCTTAATTCATGTCAAGAAGTATCAACTAGAAGAAACTTTTACTTTCAAGAAATCTTATTCTATTCCAGTTAATAATGAAGAGGCGACACACACCCCAAAGCTAGAAGCTCTTGCTGATTTTGTTATTGAATGGCAAGATACTTCTCCTGTCGCTCCTGAAAACAGCCACTTCTCAAGAGAATCAGTTGTTGAATTATTTATTCTTATCAGAGACTCGTTCCTTGTTGACCCACCTAAAGAGACAAAGCGTCTCAGCAAGTCTCAAAAGATTCGTAAAAACATAGAAAAACTAAAGAAAATATAGTGGCACGGCCTCTGCTTAAATGAGATACCTATGTATTACACACTTAAATCATCAACTCAATTGACTAAAGAACTAAACAGCTACCTAACATTAGACTTGTGGAAAGAAACAGAAGAGGCGTTCAAATTAGAGCTTGACACTCCGGGCTTTTCAAAGAATGAAATAACTGTTACTTCTAAAGGAAATGTTGTTTGCGTCACCATTTCTCCAAAACAAGGAAACAAGAGAACCCCATTCTCAGCAGAATACAAGCTGCCAAACTCTGCTGTCGTTTCTGAATCTATTGCTCATCTTGAAGATGGTGTTCTAAAGATAATCGTTCCTAAAAAAGAACAAGAAAAAGTTAATGTAATTCCTATAAAATAATTTGACTTTTTTTATATCGCCGCAACAATATAGTTGCTATGAATAAGTACACTATTACGGTTACAGAGTCTGCCGCAGGAACATTTGCGGTAACTGATGTTCAGAAGGTTGTTAAGATCAATCAGCATCGAACCGATGCTAAGCGTATGCCTCGTAACGCATTCGGCTTTTCTGCTGCATCAGATCCTCAAAGCTTGACCAAGCGAGCAACTCGCCGTAGTCGCTAAAACAACTGGGGGAGCGAAAGCTCCCCCTTTTTTTATGGACAATTTAGATATGCTTATTAAAACCTCTGAGTTCTATGAAGCGGAGGCCGAAAGACTCTTGGAGAAGCTGCGATCTTGCAAAACAAAAAAGCAAACACTAGATGTCGTTGCAGAGCTTAAGTCTTTGAAGCAAAAGATTAAATTTGAGATAAATCAAATCTCTAAAATTCTAGAAGACAACGCAGAATATTAATAAGCAGTATAGCCATAAGTTCTTCCTGATCTGATGTATGGATAATTGTCTGGAAAAGCTCCAGCAACAATATCGTCTCCAACAACTTGGCCGGGAACAAACTTTTTGCCTCTGTAGGCGCTGATTAGCAACTTTAGGGATTCTTCCTCTTGTTTCTTTTCGGCGCTTACTGTTTTTATCAGTTGATTTTTATCTAGTTTTCTGACCTTTGTGTCATTGTGAGTTACTTCTATAACATCATCGGAATCTGTAGAAGTCAATTTAGATCTAATGATTACAGCATATCTGTGTATTATGTACATCTTTTTTAGGATTGCTACAGCATTAATATCTATTTGAACTGTTGTGTTGTCTGCGTCAACTATCTCATAGGTTGTTTCATCAACTACAAAATTAGAAAAAAGATAACTATTAAGCGCCCCGACATTCGCTCTAACCCAAAAAGCTATAGCCGCGATACTTAAATCGCTTGGGCTATTTAAATCAAAATATATTTCTTGAGCTATGTCAACAACCTTCATATGTTATAATTACACAAAAATAGTCTGATCTGGGTTATATTTTGGCATATGAGGAAAAGGCGGTATAGAAATATTCGGCGCAGATGTAGGAATAATAGGCCAAGTTACTGTAGAAAGATCTTCTACATTAAACAAATCTCTTAACTGTTGTCTAAATACAGCAAAATCTGTTCTTGCGTCTTGAGAAATTGGCACGTCAGGGATTTGAGTGAAATCAGTCATTTTCAAATACTGGTCTCTTATTGGAGTAACGTTTGCAATAAAAATTTTATCTAATGTTTCTATATCTGCAGAATCTAAGTCAGCAAGAAAATACTGTATATTGACGACCTTAAGATTTTGGTCTAATGAAATTTGAGATTTTATTTTCTGATTAACCCCACAAATTGGCTTAGTTGAATCTATAAATTTCCAAAAAGCATAGCCCGCTAAACCAGTCCAGCTTAAATCAAACATTAAGTCTGGAGAATTTATTGCGACATTTGCAAAGCCAGAAGTTTCTCCAAAGTTTTCTGGCAAGAAAGTCGGGCCATACTGCATTATGTACGACTGAGATGCGTCGTCCCATTTCATGTAATAATATTGGTTCATAATTTAAACTAAAGCTGTAAAGTTGTATTTTAAATAATATCTTCTTGCTATATCATCGTGTTCTGCTGCCGTTAATCTAGATCCATTCCAAAACATAAAATGACCTAAACGAATTGCTGATTGATAGTTATCCGTGAATCCTCCATATTTGCAGATTCCCACTCTTCCCGCTGTTGAGGCTGCATATGGGCCTCCAGTTGCTGTTCCCCCATCTGTTCCATTTGCTCTATAAATTTTAAATATTGATCCTGCGCCACCGCCGGTAAAATCATTAGTTACTGCAACCATATAAAAAGTATTTGCTATATTACCATAAGAAGAGCTTGATAAAACAGCGACTCCATTTCTTGAATATCGCATAGGGCCAAAAGTATCATTCCATCCAATCCACCAGTCATGAGTGCTAGAAGCGTAAGCTCCAGCTATAATACATGGAAAACCAACCATTGCCCCGCTTGGACCAGTTTGTATTCCTATATGAATAGAGTAGTCATTTTGATGAGTAATATTTGCGCATTGTATTGTTTTGCCGCTAGTATTTGTTGTGTTATTTATATCTAACATTCCGCACCTAAAAGATCCAAGCCAATTAGCATCCGCCGTCATATTATTGACAGTTCCGTTGTTTCCATTTCCACTCAAATCAGGAATTGAAGTGTTAAACGCTGTTAAAGCGCTTGCTCCATATCCTTGAGTAAAATCATATCGTATTGTTGGTGCTGGCATATTATTTAGATCCTGTTCTATATGCTACTCTTTGATAGCTTCTATCTGCCGCGTTAAACATAAATTTATCAAGCCCCGGATTTGTAGTACCTAAACTAAAATAGGCGTTAGATCCTGATCCGAATGTGATGTAAGCATTGCTTCCAACATACGCAATTGTTCTAGCTGTGCCGAAAAAAGTAGTTGAAGTTATTGGAACATTTACAAAGCTGTCGTCTACGCTTCCATTTTGTAAACTTGTCCAACCGCTTGGAGGCCAAGTTCCTGTAGAAGAGGCCCCCAACGATGGAGCTGTTGATCCGGATGCGCTTAACGCTCCATTTATATATTGATAGCTAGAATAAAATGTAGTAGCAGTTATCGCAGCATTCCAAACATAAGTAGTATTCGCTGTTGGCGAGAATGAGACTCCAGATCCTGTGGCGCTATAATGCCCAGATATTCCTCCAGTATTTGCCCAGTTCCCCAACCTCAACTCTACTTGCCCATTTACAAACAAATAGATTTCATAAATACAATTACTTGCCCCCGGCGTTCCGCTTGTAGAAGATCCGCCCTCGAATCTTATTTGGGTAAAGTTGACGGCAGATCCCCCTCCAGTACCCCCAGTACCTCCGGTTCCTCCAGTGCCTCCTGTTCCGCTTGATCCGCTTGATCCACTTGTGCCAAAATTTGGATTAATATATGGCAATCCCCAAGAGTTTGTTAATCCAGATCCTATAAAAATCATATAGTAAATCCTGTGCTATCTAAGTTTTGAGCTATTATAGATCCAAACCATCCGCTATTATAACTAATAGAAGTGAAAGCAAAAACATCGCATCTTCCATTCACATTAGTTAATGTAGGATTTATACCTCCGGGCCAGTATATTCCAGATCCTGTCCAAGTAATCGCATTACTTCCAAGATATTTAATTACTGCTATTACAGTTTCAGCATTTCCTGTAGCCGATCCTCTACTGGAAAATGATACAGAAGTAGCGCTAACGCCACTATTCATTTGCACAACAAAAACATTTCCGTAGTTCAAATCAAATGGTATAGCTCCATTAGCAGCAAGAATATAAGATGTTCCTTTGCCCATTATAGATCCAGCTACTCCTAATTTATTACCATTAAATGTTAGATTCGCTTCACCATTTAATCCTGAACCAGTAGCTGTAACAACATAGTTGTCTACGTTGTTTGTTATAGTAGCTCCAGCTCCTTGAGACCCAGTGGAGCCTAATCCGCCAGTGCCACCAGTTCCCCCTGTTCCTCCTGTTCCCCCTTGCGAGCCTTGAATGCCTTGAGATCCGGTAGACCCCAAGCCGCCGGTTCCTCCAGTGCCACCTGTGCCTCCTGTGCCTCCTTGAGAACCAGTAACTCCAATGAGCCCTGCTGGACCCACTCTTCTAGCAGTAGATATGACTGTATTTTGTGCGGCGTTCCCAGTGTATCCAACATTTGTTAAAGTAACTGAAGTAGTGCTACTCCAAGAATTAATTGAAAAGTATCCAGCGTTTTCTATATATATAATTTGACTTACTTGCATCCAGTCAGTATTTCCTACGCTCACTACAACAGTTGAGGAAACCGCTGGCATGGTAAATGCCGCCGTAGTTGTAGTAAACGCGTTTCGGCCAGCAGACCCAGTAGAGCCTATAGATCCTGTAGAACCAATTCCACCAGTTCCGCCTGTTCCGCCTGTTCCGCCTTGAGATCCTTGTATGCCTTGAGATCCAGTCGAACCTATTCCTCCAGTGCCTCCTGTTCCACCTTGAGAACCTTGGATACCTTGAGATCCAGTTGAACCTATCCCGCCAGTACCTCCGGTCCCACCAGTTCCACCTGTGGCTCCAGTAGAACCAATGCCTCCAGTGCCTCCTGTAGCGCCAGCAGACCCGGCGCTTCCAGACTCACCCATTGGCCCGAAAGCTACGTTTGTTAATCCCAATGTAGAAGATATAGTATAAAAACTTGCATCTAAATATAAAGGACTTCCTACAGCTCTTGAAACTGTCCTTTGAACTACTCCATCTTTCCAATATCTTATATTAAATCCATCATAAGTTATAGAACATACTGTACTTGTTGTATAAGAACCGGATTGACCAATATCTGATCCATTTTCATAAATTCTTAACGTTCCATCTCCGACAAAATACCAAGCATAGTCAATACTAGTATATGAAGCATCTAATGTTGGATCAGTGTTTAATCCAATCATTACATATACTCCAGTAGTATTAGATCGCATTGAGCAGTAAACACCTCTAGTATAACTTTGAGTGGAATAAAGGTGTCCATCCCAAGTATTTGCATTTCCAGAAGCTTTTACAAATGACGTGCTATCTGCTCCATAAGTAACTCCTCCACCAAAATTAGGAGTCCAATCCGAAGCGCCTCTTGCTCCTGTTCCGCCAGTACCGCCTGTGCCTCCTTGAGATCCTGTAGACCCTATTCCTCCAGTGCCGCCAGTGCCTCCTTGAGACCCTGTAGATCCTATTCCTCCAGTGCCACCAGTGCCTCCTTGAGACCCTGTAGATCCTATTCCTCCAGTGCCACCAGTGCCTCCTTGAGACCCTGTAGAGCCAATCCCACCAGTGCCACCAGTGCCGCCTGTGCCTCCTTGCGACCCTTGAATTCCTTGAGACCCAGTTGATCCAATACCACCAGTTCCGCCGGTTCCTCCAGTGCCACCTGTCCCGCCTTGAGAGCCCATTGAACCAGAAGTCCCAGAGCTTCCAGAGCTTGAAGCATTTATTTTTGTTCTTACTTGCCCATCTGCTTCTATAACCAGAACGTTGTTGCTAGTTCCAGTCGATATTCCAGTGAATCTAATATTTCCACTTACATCTAACTTATATTGAGGATTTGGCTGGCCTATTCCAACCTTGTTGCCGCTAATAGTAAAATCTCCGCTATTAAATTGTCCGGCTTTAATTGTATTATTAGCAAATACTTCAAATACTGGTAAACCAGCAATAGTATTTACAGACATCAAAGAATCAGAAAGATCATCTATAATAGAAAATAATCCACCATTTGTCCCATCTGCTCTTATTAATGTATCCCCAGATACAGCAGAAACCGCATGTATTTTTCCAGATGGTGTGGTTGTTCCTACTCCAAGATTTCCAGCATTAAACCATTGATTTGTTGTGTCAAATTGTAATCTATTAGCAGAGCTATAATTAAAAGACAATAAACCATCACCAGCATTATTTGTTAATACGAAAGACCTTGTCGCATTTGATATAGCAAATTGAGGGGCGCTCGCGGCATAAGCTGTTAATAACCAACTTGGGCTAGTTGTACCTATTCCAATATTAGTTCCATTATCATATATGTTAGAATTTGTTAAAGTTGTTGCAGAATTAAATTTAGCGACATATCCAGATGAGCCAGACAAGCTTGCGCTAGATCCTTGAGACCCAATTCCGCCAGTTCCTCCTGTCCCGCCGGTTCCGCCGGTTCCGCCAGTGCCGCCCTGAAATCCTTGTATTCCTTGTGAACCTGTGGAGCCTATTCCTCCAGTACCACCTGTTCCTCCAGTTCCTCCCTGAGAACCAGTTGATCCTCTTGAACCAACAGAACCTAGAGACCCGAAAGAACCTTGAATACCTTGAGACCCAGTTGACCCAATGCCCCCTGTCCCACCTGTACCGCCTGTCCCTCCAGTTCCGCCAGTAGAACCAGATGTACCAGACGATCCCGAAGTTCCTGAAGAGCCGCTTGTTCCAGAAGACCCACCCGATCCGGAAGTACCAGAGCTTCCAGAAGAACCAGAGGAGCCAGAGGAGCCGCTGCTGCCAGCTTCACCCATAGGCCCGAATGCTACATTTGTTATTCCTTGAGAATTCGCAGAATAAAAACTAGAATCAAAATAAAGAGCATTTCCAAGTCCTCTAGCAACAGTTCTTTGTATTACCCCATCTTTCCAGTATCTTACATTGGCTCCATCATAAGTAATTGCTAAAACTGTGCTTGCAGTATAAGCTATTCCAGTAAGTACCGCAACATTGTTTTCCCATATCGATAAATTATTATCTAAATACCAAGCATAATCCAATGAAGTATACGAAGCGTCTCCAGTGGGATCAGAATTCAAACTAAACATCGCAATAACATTAGTGCTTGTTGCTTTTGCTGTGCAGTATACGCCTCTTACATATCCTTGAGTAGAGTAAACTTGACTATCCCAAGCATTAGCTCCTGAAGTTTTTAAGAAAGTCGAACTATCTGCTCCATATACAACTCCTTGAAAGTTAGGAGTCCAATCTGAAGCTCCTCTAGCACCAGTTCCACCTGTTCCGCCAGTGCCACCAGTGCTACCAATAGATCCTGTAGACCCTATTCCACCTGTGCCACCAGTTCCTCCTGTTCCTCCAGTAGAACCTGAGCTGCCAGAAGTTCCCGCAGAACCAGAAGTGCCAGAGCTTCCAGCAGAGCCAGAAGTCCCTGAAGATCCACTAGTTCCAGATGAACCACCTGATCCAGATGTGCCAGATGATCCGCTAGTTCCAGAAGAACCTCCTGACCCTGATGTTCCACTAGAACCAGAAGAGCCTGATGACCCACCAGACCCTGAAGTTCCTGATGTTCCGCTTGTTCCAGAAGAACCTCCAGATCCAGAAGTCCCACTTGATCCAGAAGTTCCTGATGACCCACCGGAACCTGAAGTCCCAGAAGACCCACTGCTTCCTGAAGTGCCAGAAGACCCAGATGTTCCACTTGAACCACTTGTTCCACTGACTATTCCCAATGTTGTCTGCGCAAATGAATAGTGTGTTGTACCTTCTGTTACAAATGTTATACTATTTGATTGATTGTCTGTATTTGTTGCACGAACTTTAACAAGTATTTTGTCTGTTAAATTTAATGAATAACCCGATTGATATGTATCGGAGTTCACCATTGATGGTGTGGGAGAATTACTTGTTACCGCAACAGGATCTGTTGTAAATAATAAAGTTTCAACTCCCCCAGAAGATCTTTTATAAACTTCACAAAATATATTAAATGAAGCGTTAGCATCTTGTTTATATGCATGTAAGAAAAATGCCCAAATACCCGCTGGTATCGCTGTTACATTGGGTAGATTTGTAGCTGTTAAATATGATTGAATAGTTTCTGTGACGCCACTTGCAATCGTAGCAGATACACTTTGTTCTGCTGCTGCGCTTGGAGTTATAGAAAATTCCTTGTATGGCGTTTGTGTTACAGATTCATTAAAGTAATAGACAGCGCCTCCTGATACGCCATCTATGCCGCTTGATCCAGAAGACCCGCTAGATCCAGATGAACCAGAAGTCCCTGAAGATCCACTAGTTCCAGATGAACCACCTGATCCAGATGTACCAGATGATCCGCTAGTTCCAGAAGAACCTCCTGACCCTGATGTTCCACTAGAACCAGAAGTGCCTGATGACCCACCAGACCCTGAAGTTCCTGATGTTCCGCTTGTTCCAGAAGAACCCCCAGAGCCAGATGTACCAGAGCTTCCTGATGTTCCAGATGTACCAGATGAACCGCCAGACCCCGAAGTTCCAGAAGACCCAGAGCTTCCGCTGGTGCCAGAAGATCCATCGCCACCGCTTGCGCCGTCTAAGTTTATTAACCAGCTAGAATAAGTTCCAGATCCTACAGTTCTTATTGGTGCGCCAAAAGATAAATCTCCAGTTGCAGCATTATAAGAGATAACTTCGCACTCTTGGAAATTAGATCCATTATATACAACAATAATAGATTGAGCAACGCTATAACCATAATTAGGTCCAATATTTAAAGTACCAGCATTTCCTAAAGTAAATGAAGTTTCTGAAGTTGCTCTATATTTATCTCCACTAGATCCAGAGCTTCCGCTTGTGCCAGAAGTGCCGCTTGAACCAGATGTTCCTGATGATCCGCCAGAACCAGAAGTCCCAGAGCTTCCTGAGCTTCCGCTTG